GTGCTTTTACAAAGACGATTCTTAGGCATAAGCAAAACAATAGACCAATCAGGATGCTAAGGCAGCATTCAAACTCTATGCTTATCGGTGGTTTTCCAATCGACTCAGTAGAGGAAAGAGATGCCGGGCTATTTGTTAAGGGTGAGGTAAATTTAGCGGTTCAAGAGGGTGCAGAAGCTTACGCCCTAGCAAAACAAGGCGTTTTGACAGATATGTCTATTGGGTTTTCATTCACTTCTGTAGACGATATTGAAAGAGAAGACCGCGACGGCAAGATGGTTAGGTTAATTAAAAACCTAGAACTATGGGAAATTTCCTTAGTCAATGAGCCAATGAACGCCTCTGCAAATATAACCGCAGTTAAGACCGTTACACCTTTTCAGGATTTGCCTTTAGCTTCTAGGGACAGGGCTTGGGATTCAGGCCAAGCAATTGCAAGAGTTAGAGCCTTTACTGGTTCTGATGAAATGCCAAGCTCTAGCTATAAAGATGCTTTTATGTGGTATGACGCTGAAAACGGTGACGAATTTGGCGCTTACAAGCTGCCTTTTGTTGACGTTGAGCAGGGCAGGCTTGTGGCTGTTCCTCGTGGCATCTTTGCTGCTATGGCCTCCATGAGAGGCGCAAGAGGGGGTGTAGACATACCAGAAAGAGATCGAGCTGGTGTTATGTCGCATATCAACAGGTACTATTCAAAGATGGATATGCCAAGCCCGTTCGATGCTAATAAGGGTTTAGGTTCAACATTCCTAGAGATTTGCCAAACCTTACCAGACGTGACAGAATGCCTTAAATCGTGGGGTATGAGCCACAAAGAAACAAATGTGCTTATATCAACGATTAAAAGATTGGTGCCTCGAGATGATGGCGTTGATGTGGATGATGTTCGAGATGATCATGATCTAAAAATAAATGATGCTTTGAAGAAGTTAGACGAAATTAACAGCTCGTTTGAATCTAAAAAGCTGAATTCAAAACTCAACAACATTTTAGAGGTTACCAATCGTGGAAACTAAAGAATTAAATGAAAAGCTTGATTTGGTGTTACAAAACACTAAAGAAGTTCAAAAAGCATGTGAAGAACTTGACGTAAAAGTCAATGAGCATGAAGGCATTAAAGAGGTAGTAGAAAAAACCGCCTCAGCTATTGAAGACATTCAACTAGCCCGCCAAAAAGAAGCCGGTGAAGTTGCAGCTCTTAAAGAAATCACGGGAAAGCTAGAAGAATCTCTTTGTCGTGCTGTGAAGGGTGCAAACGACGGAGCCGTAAAACAGTTCGCAGAATACGGCGACGCATTTAACCGCTACTTAAAAACTGGCGTAGAAATGGACTCTGAGCTTGTTTCTGAAGTGGTAGACGGGATTGTAAATAAATCTCTTTCTGGTGCTTCTCCTGAGCAAGTAGCAGCTATTACCAAATCCATGGTAGTCGGTTCTAACCCTCGCGGCGGCTATTTAGTGCGTCCAGAAGTATCTGCAATGATGATTCAGCGAGTTTTTGAAACTTCGCCACTTCGCGCAGTAGCAAACGTACAAACTGTTAGCTCTGACAGCCTAGAAATCATTATCGATGATAACGAAGCTTCAGACGGCGGCTGGGTAGGTGAGGTAACGCCTCGCCCTGAGACTGACACTCCTGAAATTGGCGAGTTAGTTATTCCAGTTCATGAGATCTTTGCTCAGCCTAAAGTTTCTCAGAAGTTTTTAGATGATGCTGGCGTTGACGTAGAAAGCTGGTTACAAGGCAAAGTTACTCGCAAGATTTCACGTACTGAAAACACTGCTTTCATTCGTGGCGACGGTAGCAGAAAGCCTAAAGGCTTGCTTGCATACGCTGATGCTGATGCTTGGCAAACTTACCAGCGCACTCGCATCCAGACTTACACTGCAACCGGCACAGCTGGACAGTTAGACAATGCTGATGACCTTAAGATCTTGCAAAACGGTCTTAAAGAAGAGTATCAAGCTAACTCTATCTGGGGCATGAAACGCGCTACTTTTGGCGATATCATCATTCTAAAAGACAATGACGACCGCTACATTTTTGAAAGCCGCTTCATTAACGAGCGCGATCAAATGGTATTACTCGGTAAAGACGTTGTATTCATGAATGACTTAGACGATGTAGCAGCCGATGCTTTACCTATCGTTTACGGTGATTTCTCTGAAGGTTACACAATTGTTGACCGCATGGGCTTCCGCGTATTACGTGATGATTTGACTGAAAAGCCATTCATTAAGTTTTACACCACTAAGCGTACTGGCGGCGATGTTACAAGCTACGATTCTTGGAATCGTTTACGCATTAACGCTTAACGGGAGATTTAATCATGACTACTAGAGATTTAGTAAACGACGTAGACGTAAACAATCTTCTCGTCGCTACAATCAGCTCTGACACTGACACTTTTGGCGCTGCGGTAGATACTGCAGACTTCGACATGGGTGTTGGCTTCTATGCTCGATTCACTAACTATACTGATGGCGACTATGTTCTATCAGTACAGGACAGCGATGACGGCAGCACTGATTGGCAAGACGTGACAGCTGATAGTTTGCAGATCACAGAAGAGGTTTCCGCCTCTGGCGATCAAACAGTAAAGCAAGGCGCATTTGGTACAAGACGCTTTCAACGTGCTAAGATCACATCAACCAACGTAACAACCGGTGCAGATGTAGCTATTTTGGCAGTTAAAGCAGCTGAGCTTAAACCGACTAATAACACGCCTAACGTATAAATCGGCGTTAAAATGTCATAAAATAAGCGGCTGTAATGGCCGCTTTTTTATTTAGGAGAAAAAAATGTTTAGAGATATAGTAAATCAGCTGGAATCACACATTGTCTACAATCAGCCAATCGTAGCCGACGGTGATACCTTTAGCCTAGAATTTGACACAATCGACTTTGAATCAGGCTTATACTGGAGCGTATTTGTAACCGTTTACAATGATGGCGATTATTTGTTAAGCGCTCAAGAGTCTGACGTAGGCGGCTTTGATCAGTCTGATTGGGATGATGTACCTACCGAGGCTTATTGTAATGAGCAGCCAATCGCAAACTCTGTTACGGGTGCTTTAGATCCTATTCCTATTCTTGGCGTATTCTCTACAAAGCGTTATGTTCGATTGAAAATCACTGCTTCTAACGTAACAAGCGGCGCAAACCTTGCCGGTCTTGTTACTGCTAAGGCTGATTACAGGCCAGATCCAAACTAAGGTGTGAATTATGTATAAAGCAAAAAAAACCATCAAATACGCCGTAAGCAACTACAAAAACACTGTTTTAAGTCTTGTAGAGGGTGAGACTGTAGATTGCTCAAGCTTAAATATGGAAAATATCGAAAGGCTTTTAAAGTTAAACTTAATTGAAAAAGCCGAAGAGAAAAAGCCACAAAAACCAAAGGCCGAAAAGCCAAAGGCAAAGAAAAAGCCAAAAGCTGAAGAAAACAAAGCTTTAGAGGTTGAAAACAAAGAGGATAAGTAATTGGTACACGTTACTAATAGAACTTTCAGAACCGGTGCAAAGCCTTATAAGGTAGTTAATCAGGTTTTACCAGAAGAGCTACCTATAACGCTAGAAGAGCTTAAGTCATGGGGTAAGATATTCAACTCTTTAGAAGATGATAAGCTAATTTCTATCATAAAGGGCGTTACTCTTGAGGCTGAAAGGTACACTCACAGAACCTTTATAATTAAAGAGTTTGAAACCAAAAGGGATATTTTCGGAGACGTTGACGAATCACCTGCGCCCGGTTATCCCCATAAATCAAACCCTATTGTTTTAAGGCGCTCTCCTTTTGTTGACATAGAATCAATAACTTACGTTAAAGACGGCGTAGAGCAAAGCATTCCCTTAATACAAATTGCAGAGAAGAATTGTTACACGCAGATCTTTCCCGATGTCAATGAAAGCTGGCCTAGTTTTGACGAAGGCGTGGTTTATCCGATAACGGTAAATTTCACCGCAGGCTATGCAACCGATTCGACAGGTATGCCAGAAGATTTGAAAATCGCACTTTTAACACATGCTACTTTTATTTATAAGAATCCCGGAGACTGCAATAATGGAAGTTGCTCGTGCGCTTATGCTCCTGCTACTGCCAAGGCGGTTTACGATCAATACCGAATACTTGAATTTAGAGCTTTCTAATGGCTATTTGCCAGAACATAAGATCAAAGCGCAGGAAAGTTTGTATCGGCGATTTAGATCGAGTTATTACTTTAGAAAATAGATCAATTCAGCCGCCTACTGACGCCACTGACTACACGATTTTATTCACTGATGAAACCGCAGGCGGTCAGCTACCTAGCGCTGAGATTTTTGCATTGATTGAAACCGTAACGGGTGAAGAGATATTCGACGGGCATAATATAGGAACCCCAATAACGCACCGCATTTACATCCCATACATTGAAGGGGTAACCGCTGAAACTTGGGTTAAGCTAGAAAACGGCGAAAGGCTCGATATTGCAGACGTCGAAAACCTAGACGAAAGAAACGAATTCTACAAGCTGAGATGTACTTTAACCGGCGACCAATCAAAATCTAACAATTCAATTTGAAATGTTTAGTGTCGATTTCACAAACAGCTCTAAAAATACCCTAGAAAACCTTTCAAGAATAGAATACGACATTGAAAGAGGTATTAGGCAGGGTTGGTTTAATGCCGGTGATGAGCTAACCAAAGAGCTCAACGAGCAGGTTTTAAAAAGGCCGCGCTCTGGCAGGGTTTATGTACGAAGGATAAAGGGCGGCTCAAGAAGGCGTCACATAGCTTCGAGAGCAGGAGAGACACCGGCTAACCGAACTGGAAGGTACAGAAAAGGCAGAGGGTATAAAATCAGAGGATGGCAGCAATTAGAGTTTGGTGTAAAAAATGTGCCTTATGCTGAATACCTAGAGAACGGCACTAGAAAAATGCAGCCTAGACCGGGCGTGAAAAACGCTTACGAAGCCAAAAAGAATCAGATTCAGGCTATAATGGAATCCAAATTGAATAACTTATTTTTAAAATGATAATCGAGCCGATAATTAAGCACCTGCATTCTTGCTTGCCGGTCAAATCGCCATACTTCTCAAGCAGAATACAAGTCGTTTCGGTTAATAAGATTGGCGCGATTGCCACCGTTACAACGGCTACCGATCACGGCTTAAGCGTGGGTAACTTTGTAACTGTTGGCGATGTTTTGTCTCCTATAGAGATAGAATCAGCCGTTGAAACTGCTACAGAAATAGACTTCAAATGCGTAACTCCGCATGATTTAACGCTAAGCCCAACGGCTCCTAAAGATCAAAATCAAATGGTCAGAATCACGGGCAGCTCATTTGATGAAAAATACCTGCTCACAAAAGTCACAAATAGATTCAGATTTACGGTAAAAAAAGATTCGCAACCCGCGTTGCCGGCCAGTGATACGCTTTTCCTGCAGGAACAATCCGCAATAGGCTATAACGGCTTAAAACAGGTAATAGACGTTCCAAGCAGCACCAGCTTTACCTATGAGCTTGATTTCGATTATCCGGCACCCAACTTCACTGAGGACTCATACATAGCTACAGGCGTTAGGATTTCAGGCGGAATAGACATCGATACCGTCACAGAGTCATACACTAAGCAGCAAGAAGAAGAATTATGGCTTTTTGTAACACCTCAAGATGCCGAGCCTAACAAAGACCGCAGAACGCCGGTTGACGCTCAATCTACACAATCCGTTCAAGGTGATTTCAGGCAGCGCATTATTGACG